CCGACGCATTACTGCGTTGGGCTTCCCGGTAAGATACCTAAGGTATTTCTACCTGCGACTCTCTTACGTCAATGTAGGATGAGCCAAACTGCACCCATTGTTTAAATGCAGTGTGGTATAGCGAGGCATGATTCTGCACTTGTACGTCCAGACGTCGTAGAGAGGAATATTTGTGAACGTCGGGTAGTATAAGGTCCGATCCTAAGTCCATTATAGACTTAGGAGTAAGATTTTCTTCCTGACCTAACGAGGCCATAGCGTCACCTATCTTTATATCAATTTCCTTAATACAAAGGTAGATTGGCCATGACTCTTGTATGTCTTGCGGTGACACTTGACTAGTGTACTCATGTGGAAGACTGTTGATAGTTGAGGCTATAACTATGGCCTCTTCTTGCAGCAGTCTGTCACATTTCTTGATCATATCTCTAGCCTTGTCAATCTTCAATAACCTCATTAAGGGCCAGAAATGGTTCTTAAGGAAGTTTATTGGGCATCTATTACAGTTGTCCATTTGAATGTGGAGTAAGAGCTCTTTAGCTGAGAAATAAACACTCTCAGTTACGGAATTCCGATCCATATCGAATGAATAATTGTCCTTGATGTAGTTGGCAAGATACAGAGCGCGAGAGTACGGAATCAAGATCTTTATAGATCTTTTCCCATACCCAAGTGCTTTGTATAAGGTAGAGAATGTGTCAGAGTCCGGAATACCATGAACAGATTTAGTAAGTAACCATCCTTTCTTCCTTTCATTGTATAAGGAGAAGGCAATCCCAAAGGGGTTGCTCCTATTCTCGTATAGTGAGAGGTGAGGGAAGGGTGAGGCTTCAGTCCCACCGATGAAGAATCTCTTCGCAAATTCATAAGAGTCAACAGACTCAAGTGTTTTTGTTTCGGAGATCTCAACATCTAAGGTTGACATGAGTTGCTTATAACGAACAGCAACCTTACTATCTGATATTACGATGTCATCTCCAAGTAGCATGTAACAGTCATAATTTGACTGTCCTATTGCTTCAATGCAGAATCGAACGATCAAGTGATGACATAAAGTGAATGATGGCCAGCTTGAGTACGCCCCCATTGGTTGTCCTGCTCCATAAGAGTAGGATTTTCCTTTGTAAGTGAACTCATAGTCGACCATTATCCTCTTCCATGCCATAGCTCGGTCTTCTCCGATGAGCTTTTTCATAACCTCAAAGATGAGACTGACCGGAAACCGGTCAGTAGCGTTTTTGAGATCGTATGAGAAGTACTTATCGTAGAAAATTAGCCCTAGCGGTTCTTGATTAAAGGTCCTATCCTGCTTGATATTTCGAAGGATTCTCATTAGAGAGTCGTGTAGAGATTTGAGTACAGTCTGGGACCAATAGTCAAAGATCGCTATGACTCTGTTCTTTGATTCTTTGTCTTGAACGATAGACAACTTCCTAATAGAGAGTTGTTCTATGTCTTGGTCTTGACACTCGATCAACGGTATAATGTTACTTATATTGTCATTGAGAGATTGACTGTTTCCTAATATTTGGATATCCTCAAGTAATTGAGGGTACTTCTTATATAGGACGGTTAAGTCTCTTAGTGATGACGCAAGTGCAAGACCGTTTGGTCCTGACTTGGTAGAAAAGTGGAACCTTTCCCAGTCACCTGAGATGTAGTAAGAATCTACCCCAAAGGTTATATCTTGGTTTTCAAGCCAATTTATAAATCCCTCAGGAATAGATCCCTTCCACTCTTTTGTGATTGGTTCGAAATCTACTTCTCTACCGTCACCCGTTAGAGCCTTACCCACAGTTAATGTGGTAAGGATATGACGAATGATAAGATGATTTTTGGCTATGACTTGAGACTTAAAAGTCTTGAGGTAGGATGGAAATCCGCTCTTATCAAGTGAGATAAACTCCTGGTTAACTTTTAAAGGTTGACCAGAGATAAACCTCATGAGATGGAGCCGGATCTGTTTTACCTTAATTACGAAGGTCTTTGGACCTTCGTTTTCAAGGATATTCAGAAGTTTTCTTTGGATCGCTATCAGAGATTGGATGTCGGTGGTCGTAAGACCATCGACTTTCATTAGTATAGAACAAATATTGAATAAGAAAGAAATTTTGAGTTTAATATTTGATTTCATGTTAGCTCATGTGGAACTGAGGAATTACCAGTCCCTCAGAAAATAGAGAGGAGGGGGTCTTGCTAAGTCCGGGATCCACCTGGTAACAGGTCAGGTCCCTAGTGCGGGAAGC